CCTCGGGGATTTGAACCCCGGACCTATGCTTTACGAAAGCGAGCCGCCCAAACGGGCGGCTTTTTTCGTTTCCGCCATACCGCTGAATGGGCTGGGAGTGTAGAAAACGTACTACCTATGGGGGTTAGGTTAGTGGTCACAAACTGTACAACTCGATTCCAGCTTGGATGCAACTTGGCGCGCCACAAAAACTTCCACAATCCAGACATTTATGTCAGGACTGTCCATTAAATACACCTACTTGGATTGGATCGCCGCGAGCACGCCGTCGATGACTCGCAAGACTCGCAACACAGCTTCGAGCTGACAGACTTTAAGATCACGCTGTCCTTTAAGCCACAAGGAAAGCGACGATCTGTTCACCCCGGACGCACGGGAGAGCTGCGATAATGGGAGATCGCGGGCTGCTATTGCCCGCTTGACCGCCACCCGTATTCTGCTTTGTGCAGAACTACCCATCCCCCCCAAGTTAAGATATTTTTGCCAATCTAGCTGGCTTGGTCGTTGCGCGGCGCAACGTCTTGTCTAGATTGGCGTACATTATTGCTGGCAACCACGCTGTCGCCCAGGGTCGCGGGTCCTATCCGTGCGATCGGCGCGGTATCTGCGCGGTGGGCAGAGAATCCTTGGCTTTTGCGACTAGATCAGGCGCGATGGCCCTGAGTTGCTCCTCGGGGGGCAAGTTCATGAAATACTCCACCAGGAACTTCATGACGCCTTGCTGGGTCATTTCCCGCTGATCCGCGATCTTTTTGATCATTTCGTAGATCTCTGGGTACAGCTTGACGTTGGAGGTCGCCTTCTTCTCGCCCTTCGACTGGTTTGCTTTGGGTGCCATACGGTAGAAAGCGTACCACCGTGGGGGCAGGGGTCAAAAAAAATTCTACGAAATGCTAAGTCCTTGTATTTCATGAAGATACGCTAACACTTTTTGTGGCCCGGTACTACTCTGGTAGAAAAAAGTAGACTTCTCGCTTGCTTGTTCTACTTGTTCCGGTAAACTGTGCCTCATGATGCCTGACCAAGACATGACCAGCCGGGCAGAACGCCTCCCCAAGAAGACCAGGACGAAGGAGTGGAAGTCCCTCAAGATCACGACCGACACCGACGTCAAGGTCAGGGACTTCGCCCGTCGCCACCGCCTCACCCTGGCGGACGCATACGCCGTGATTGTGGAGAAGTTCTGCACGCTCAGCTCGGACGAGCAGTCTCAGGCAGTAATCCGAAAGACTGCGGGGTAGCTCAGTCTGGTAGAGCACCGGGTTCATAACCCAGGAGGTCGGGGGTTCAAATCCCTCTCCCGCTATTCCCTCAGAAGGAGACCGACAGTGAACGCAGAACGTGTGAAGCAGATCGTTCAGGAAGTCAAGAGCGAATCCACAGCCGACGAGATCCAGCTCCGTCAGGCGCTCCGTTGGGCGTACCGCCAGAATGAGTTGAACACTCGTCGCATCAAAGCGATGAGCACCGAACTCGTCGAGGCGGAAACGAATGCGTCGGTGCTCAATGCGGCCATCGCCAGGGCTGATGCGGGCGATCCGTCTTCGCTCATGGAGATGTTCGTCAACCAGCCGGTGGATGGGTCCAAGCAACCCCAGGGCGTTCCGGTTCCCGCGTGCGAATGCACACCCCCGGCGTACGACGAGCGGTTGACCGATGCCGTTCGGTTCCTCCAGAAGACATTTCCCGGCGCGCCGATCGTCCGCGTCGGTTGACCAAACTCCGCCAGCCCCATAGCGACCTGTGACGTGGGGCCTTGATTCTGAGGGTGTTCGCACCAGAGAGGAACCAAGCACGGCGAACTGTGGAGTCACGACACAGGCACCGCCACACCAGCGGGCACACGCCGAGAGGTAGAGCGAATGGTGGGCTCCGGGGACGTCGAGAGGCAACCGCGGGGCTTTGCAGGATCAACCAGGTGAGCAAACGAACGGCGTGTTGCCGGCGGATGTCTCACGCACTTTGGAGTTTTCAGATGAACGAGAAGCGGATCTATTCGGCGTCCTTCCAGAAGATCGACGAAAACGGCGACGCCGTTGGCATGCGCCACGTGAACATCGTGGCCTGCAACTTCATCGAGGCGGCGGAGATCGCCAGTGAACGCCGCAAGGACGGCGAGCTCATCGGTCTCGGCGAGAACCACAACCCGCTGGTCATCGCTGGCTGATCCCGTCGCGGCGCCGCGTTCCCCATCCCATCAACCACAACCCACGAGACACCACCCTTGGCCAAGAACAAACCAACAACCGATGAGGCTGCTGCTGATGCGAACGCAGCTCCGGCACAGCCCGTCGCTCAGAAGCCCAGCGTTGGGCGTGTGGTTCACTACCACACGAACGAGCAGCCCCTCAAGGGCCAACCGTACCCCGCGATCATCACGCACGTCCACGAAGACGGAAGCGTCAACCTCAGTGTGACGCAAGACGCGACGTACCCACTGTACCCCGATTCGCTCAACCCGGTCCGCGTCCCGCTTGGTCCTACGCCCGATCCGGCTGGCGAGTCTGGAGCCGCCCCAGCATTCTGGGCTTGGCCTCCTCGCGTGTGACGACACGCGCCGACGCCTCCGCGGAGGCGATCGGACACGTGCCGTCGCACAAGGAGACCCCATGCAGACCGTCTCAGTCCCGAGCAAGCGTCCCATCTCTCTCTACCTGTTCTCGGCCATCGCGGGTTTCGCCGCCTCGCTGGTCGGGATCGACCGCCCGTCAGTTCAACGGCGCCACCGCCCGCCGACGCCCGAGTACGTGCCGCGCTATCGCCTCCGTGGTCGATCGAGCATGGACGTCGCATACCTCGTCGGGGCTCACGTGGTTCCCGTCGTCCAGAACAAAGAACCGTCGCGTCAGTACCGCCGCTACTGCGAGCGGAAGGGCGTCTCGCCCCGCTGACGACTCGCGCTCCGTCCCCACTCGGCAGGAAGCCACGAACGCAGGAAGCGTGTGGGGATGGAACCACGAGCCGTCAAGGAGCAACACATGGAACGCGACCCCGTGAGCAGCGTGTTCGACCAGGACGAGATCGCCGCTGATCGTCAGATCCAAGCCTTTGTCGGAGTCCTCTGCATCGTGCTCGTGCTGGTCGGCATGAGCGTCCTGTGGTTGCTCAAGCAAGGAGGCATCCTGTGAACCTTCCCGTCCTCACCAACTCCCGCCTGTCGTGTGCGAAGTCGTGCCGACGCAAGCACTATTTCAGGTACGAGCTGGGCGTGCGTCCCCAGAGTGACGCGGTGTACTTCCGCATCGGCGGCGCCTTCCACAAGGGCGTGGAACTTCGCAGGAAGGGGCTGGACCAGGACGCCGCGATCCTCGAAGCAGTTGCGTCATACGAAACGCTCCCCGGATGGGCCAAGACGCCCGAGCAGATCCACGACTGGATGACCGAGCGCGAGACCGTCGTGTCCATGCTCGCGGGGTACTTCTGGCGGTGGCAAGGTGACGCCGACCAGATCGCCGAGACCGTTGCTGCCGAGCTTCCCTTCGAGCTGCCAATCGTCAACCCCGAGACCGGCAAGCCCACCACGTCGTTCCGTCTCTCAGGCAAGATCGACGGCATCGTGAAGCTCAAGGACGGACGCCTCGCCATCCACGAGATCAAGACCACCAGCGACGACATCGAGCCCCTCTCCGACTACTGGAAGCGGCTCCGCATCGACCACCAGATCACCACCTACGTCTACGCGGCCCGCAAGCTTGGGTACGCCGTGGAGACCGTGTACTACGACGTCGCCAAGAAGCCCGACATCCGCCCGAAGCAGATCCCGTTGCTCGACGACCAGGGATTCAAGATCGTTCTCGACGCCGCCGGTCAGCGCGTCATGACGAAGGACGGAAAGAAGCCGCGCGAGACCGGCGACACCGCCGCTGGGTACACGCTCCAGACCCGCATCGAGGAACCCGCCGAGTTCCGCGAACGCTTCATGGAGGACATCGAAGCACGGCCCGACCACTACTTCGTCCGCCAGGAGATCCCGCGTCTCGACGCCGACATCGAGGAGTTCGAGCACGAGCTGTGGTCGCAGCAGCAAGAGCTGAGGGACGCCCAGAAGTCCGGACGCTGGTATCGCAACACGTCGTCGTGCGTCGGCTTCGGGAAGTGCGAGTACTTCGACGTCTGCACCAACTCCATCACCATCACCCGCGAGAACCCACCGACCGGCTTCGTTGCCGTCGATGACCTGCACCCCGAGCTGAGGAACTGAACATGGAATCGCTCACCGTTGAAATCGTCGGATTGACTCCCCTCCTGATGCACAACGGGCAGTTGGCTGACCCGTTGAACCCGTACACCAAGGCGATGAAGCCCATTACGTCCAAGCGGAAGAAGACCGACAAGGACCATGCTGACCTTGCGGCGCTGGAGTGGGAGGGGGGATTGTACTGGGACGAAGCCAACGACTGCCCGACGATTCCACCCGAGAACATCGAGGCGGCTATCCACCAAGCCGGCGGCAAGAACAAGAGCAGCCTCCAGCTTGGAGTGATCGTTGAGAACGTTGTTTTCAACTACGTCGGTCCCAGGGGCAAAGCGGCGCTCGCAGCAGACATGAGATTCCGCGATCGTCGCGGCGTGGTGGTGAGCCAGAGCCGGGTATTCCGGTGCCGCCCGAGGTTCAACCAGTGGGGTGCGACCATCGAGATTCGCTTTGATGAGAACGAAGTGAACAAGGAAACAATCATTACCGCCATCGAGGAAGCTGGTCGTCGTGGAATCTGCGACTACACGCCGAAGTTCGGGCGGTTCCAGTTGAAGCAGTAGTTGATATAAGTACGTCCTGGCGATGCAGCGCGTGGCGATGCAGCGCGTGGCGATGCAAGGCATGGTCTGGCGATGCACGGCCCGTCCAGGCCTGGCTAGGCGCGGCGATGCTAGGCAAGGTCCCATCAGAACAACGAAAGTCGTTCTGATGGATTTAAGAGGCGGGACATGGCGATGCAATGCTGGTTACGGCGGTGCCAGGCCTTGCGAGTCGCGGCTAGGTGCCAGTGGATCACCGGAAGGTGCTCGACTGGCTTGGAGAACACGATGAACACGAAACGAGTTCCGATCGACTTCAACCTCATCAACATCGGGGACACGATCCCAATTGATGTCCTCGAAACTGCGCTGAAGTGCGATCGACGGCTGGCTGAGTTCAACATCAAGGTGATGAACCTTGCAGGCGAGCTCTCTCAGTTTCTCTCTCAGAAGCATGGACGATTCATCGCGGTTGCCCAGGTGAAGCGTGCCCTCCGCGTGCTCACCGATCAGGAGCGAGTGGACTACCACGAGCGCGAGATGAAAGCCGGGCGCCGCAAGCTGCAACACGGCGTCTACGCCATGAGGAACATCGACACCACGGTGCTGTCAGCTCAGGACCAGCAAAAGCTCGACCGTCAAATCCTGATCGGAAGCATGGAGCTTGTCTCAATGCGTTCGATCCGCCGCAACCTCCCACGCAACACGAAGCCGCAAGCTCTCCCGACCCCATGACCCTCCGCCTCGCCCAAGACCCCGAGTGGATCACATGCCCCACCTGCCAAGGTCGGGGACGCGTCCCATGTCCGCCGACGCTGGGGTATGAGGGCGGCGCCAACGCCGACAAGTTTCAGCCGAGCACCGATCAACCAATCCCCTGTCCAACGTGCAAAGGAAAGAAGGTCGTATGGCAACCGCAGCTCCCACCCCCGGCCGTCCGATGAGCCCGCCTCCGATGAATCGACCCGCCGCGCCCCGGATGGGTCCACCTCCGTCCACCGACGCCGTTATCCCGGCGGGTGCTCAGGTTCCGAGGTTCGCCGTCGCCCAGCCCAAGCCGATCGTGCCGCGCGTGTTCCTCTACGCCCCTGAGAAGTTCGGCAAGACGTCGCTCCCGGCGTTCGCACCCAACCCGATCGTGTTCCAGATCAAGGACACGGGGTACCAGACGCTTCTCGACGCAGGATCGGTACCGCCGTGCCCCGCGCCGGTCATCGAGAACTACCACGATTTGAATGCCGTCGTTGACGCGTTCCTCCATGATCCGCAGGACCGCAAGACGGCGATCTTCGACGGATACACCGGCATCGAAAAGTGCATCCACGATTGGGTGTGCGACACGCATTACGGCGGCGACTGGGGCGACCACGGGTTCCTCTCGTACAACAAGGGCTACGACCTGGCCATTCCCGAGGTGGTCAAGTTCCTGTCGAAGCTCAACCGCATCCGCGACAAGGGCATCGAGGTCTGGGTGCTTGCCCACGCGACGACGAAGCCCCAGAAGAACCCCATCGGTCCCGACTACGACAAGTTTGTCCCCCAGGTCCACGAGAAGACCTGGGGGCCTGCGACCAAGTGGGCCGATGCGATCCTGTTCGGCAAGTTCCACACCATCGTTGACGTCGCCAAGCGCGAGAAGTCCAAGAGCACGGCGGAACAGAAGGGCAAGGCGATCGGCGGCATCGACCGCGTGATCTTCACCCGTCCCTGTGACGCCTGGGTCGCTGGAACCCGTTACGCAATGGAATCCGAGATTTGGCTTACCGACGTGGAGGCCAAGGACATGTACTCGATCGTGCGCGGCCAGATGCGCCGCCAAGGAGCCCCAGCATGAGTGTTCAACTGTGTCCCGAAGGCTACTACCAAACGTCCGGTCTGGTGAGCGGCCAGCTCGCCGACCTCAACGACAAGGACGTGATGGTCCTGACGTTCGGTGGGATCTGGGACCCCAACGCCAATCAGGTCACCGAGAAGAAGGTGTTTCTCTACTTCACCGGCGGGGCCGCTGAGATCAGCGACAAAGCGCTCGCCAAGCTCGGATGCGACTACAAGCCGGACAAGGACGGTTTCTGCCAGTTCTCCAATCCGCAGGCCATCCAGCAGCTCAAGTGCGAGTATTACTTCGATCCCAAGAAGAACGGCCAAGCCACCGAGCAATGGCGTCTGTCGGGTGGGTTCTCCGCAGCCCCGACCGATCGCGCCGCCCGCTGGTCAGCAGCTCGCCGTGCTGGAGCTGCCACCGCTCAACGTCCGTCTGGTCGCCCGACCGCCCCGCCCACGCAGTCGGCTCCACCGGCGGCATCCACTCCGGCACCACAGCAGCGTCCGTCAGCTCCGCCGCCGACTGATCCAGCTCCGCGCCCGGCCAGCTCGGGACCACCCCCGGCGGACGACACTCCGCCCCAAGTATGGGACAAGGACGCGGCGTGGCTCAAGTGGGACCAGGCGGCTGCAGCGCATGGAAAGTCCGCTGACGTTCAGGCTTGGAAGAAGACCATCGAAGAAGTGAAGAAGCAGACCGGCAAGGTGGAAACGCAGTTCGGCAGCGAGGAGTGGAAGATCGTCGCCGAGGCCAGCGAGATCCCTTTCTGATCGCGGGTGTTCCGCAGGTCAGCCATCTCCCCGCGTGAAAGCCGCGGGGGTGAGACCTGTAGCTCAATCGGTAGAGCATCGGCCTTTGAAGTCGGTGGTTGGAGGTTCGAGTCCTCCCGGGTCTGTTCAACCAGTGAAGCCAAGAAAGGAGGCCAGCATGAAGAACTAAACGACATACCCCGCATGAAGCACGGTGCTGGGCACGTCCGTCACATTCAGCGTGCCCAGCTTTGAACGCGTAGCTCAGTTGGCAGAGCGGCGACCTGTTAAGTCGCATGTCCCTGGTTCGAGTCCAGGCGCGTTCGTTCAACCCCAGAGAGGCAAAACCATGTCAGGCACCCCAACATTCCTCGCGCTTGAAAAGATCCGGATCGACGGCGGCACACAGGCCCGCGTGAATCTTGACGAGGCATACATCGCCGACCTCGCAGACATCATCCAGGAGATCGGAGCCGACAACCTGAGAAGTCGCATGGTGGTGTTCGCCGACGGCGCCAACATCTGGCTCGCCGACGGCTTCCATCGGTACTTCGCCATGAAGAAGCTCGGGATTGAGTCGGCGTGGACCACCCGTTACGACGGGACGCAGCAGGACGCCATCTGGTACTCGCTCTCGGCGAACAAAGACCACGGGCTCCGCCGCACGAACGAGGACAAGCGGAAGGCCGTTGAGACCGCCCTCCGATGCTCCGAGTTCTCCACCAAGTCCGTCCGCGAACTGGCAAAGCACATCGGCGTCTCTCACGGTCTGGTTCAGACCATCAAGACAGAGATGTCCAAAGTGTCCACAAAATACAGTGAAGCTCGGACAGCGCCGCCCCCATCCACCGACGAACAAGCCGGAGCACCCACGGAATCAGCGGATACGCCTGTTTCGTCGGACGAAACGCCGCCCGCCAAGCCGCTTCCCAAGGACAAGGTGGGGAACGTCATCACGGACCCTGGGGTGGCGCTCGTGTTTGAGCAGGCTCCGGCGAAGTTCAAGGAGATCCGCGATCTTCTCGCCGACGCGGGCAGGCTCGCCGCCGATCTCGCATCCGGCGTTCTGGGTGTGCAGCTCCGGGCCGATCAGTTCGACACCTACATCAAGAACGCCAAGACCATCCTGAAAGCCGCCGAGCCGTTCGCCGTGTGCCCGTACTTCCCCCAGTGCGAGCGCGGATGTAAGTGCTGTCGGGGCCAAAAGTGGATCACCGAAACGATGTGGAACGCCGTGCCGCCCGAGATCCGGAACGCCGCATGAAACTCAGGCCATACCAAAACGACGCGGTTGACTCGATCATCGCTGAGCTGGGCAAGTTCCGCTCGACTCTGATCGTGCTCCCCACCGGATGCGGGAAAACGGTGTGCTTCTCCGAAGTCATCAACCGCTATCCGCAGCCGGGACGCTGGATGGTGCTTGCCCACCGCGAGGAGCTGATCCGCCAGGCAGCCGACAAGATCGGGAAGATCATCGGCGAGACCCCCGAAATCGAGATGGCCGACGAACGAGCTGACCTCCACATGTTTCGTCGGACGAAAGCCGTTGTCGCCACCGTGCAGACGCTCAGCCGTGGACGCAAAGCACGCTTCGCCTGGAAGGACTTCGCAGGCATCATCATCGACGAAGCCCACCACGCCGTCGCCGACAGCTATCAGAACATCGTCAAGCACGCTCGGACTGAGAACCCGGACATCAAGGTGGTCGGCGTCACGGCGACCCCAGACCGTGCCGACGAAGCCGCACTCGGTCACGCGTTCGAGTCGGTGGCCTACGTCTACGAGATCACCGACGCGATCAACGACGGGTATCTCGTGCCCATCCACGCCCGAGGGGTCGAGGTGAAGGGTCTGGACTTTTCCAAGATCCGGACCACCGCCGGCGACCTCAACAGCGCCGACCTCGCGGCGGTCATGGAGTACGAGGAGAACCTCCACAAGATCGCGGGCCCGTGTCTCCAGCTCGCCAAGTGGCGGAAGGTGCTCGTGTTCGCGGCATCGCTGGCCCACGCCGAACGCCTCTGCGAAATCTTCAACCGCTACCGCCCTAACTCCGCACGCTGGTTCAGCGGGAAGACGCCCAAGGACGAGCGGCGTCTCATGTTGGCCGACTTCGCGGCGGGTCATTACCAGTTCCTTGTGAACGTCGGTGTGCTCACCGAGGGATACGACGAGCCCACGATCGACATGGTGGTGATGGCCAGGCCGACCAAGAGCCGCGCCCTGTACTCCCAGATGGTTGGACGCGGGACGCGACCGCTTCCAGGCGTGATCGACGGAATCGACACACCCGAGGGGCGACGGGCGGCAATCGCGGCGAGCGAGAAGCCCAACGTCGAAATCCTCGACTTCGTGGGCGTTGCTGGTCACCACAAGCTGGTCACGTCGGCGGACATCCTCAGCGGCGCATACCCCGACGAGGTTGTGGAGCGTGCGACGAAGGAGATCCAGAAGGCAGCCAAGCAGGGGGGATCAGCTCCGAACGTTCAGGAGGCGCTCGCCAAGGCCGACCGCGACATCCACGCCGAACGGGAGGCGGAGAAGGCGAAGCGGGCAAAGGTGGTGGCGAACGATCACAAGTTCACCGTCAACGCCATCGACCCGTTCGACGTCTTCGGCATCGACCCACCCCGCCAGGACTCGCTCCAGAAGGGACACGAGATCACGGACAGGCAGAAGGCGATGCTTGAGAGTTCGGGCATCGACACCCGCGGGCTCGACCGATCCAAAGCCGGGAAGCTGTGCCAGGAGATCATCTCGCGGCGCGAAGGCGGACGGTGCACCTTCAAGCAGGCGAAGACGCTGGCGAAGTACGGATACGACACCAACGTCACGTTCAAGGATGCGTCCGCCATCATCGACTCGCTCGCCAAGAACGGATGGAAGCGGCCCGCCGAGAAGCATGACGCAGCATGGACCAACATTCCGGGGGCCGCATGACCTGGGAACCAGCTCCACCACTCACGAAGTTCAAGCCCGGCCAGTTCGTGTTCATCCGGGCGCGAGTGCTCAAGGGCGGACACAACGGCCAGGAGCCGTGTGCTGTGGTGCAGCTCGTGAACCGCATCGGGATGGCGACGGAGGAAGTCGAGATGTACGTGCGTGAGGATCAGCTGATCAGTGTCGGGGACGCGATCAAGGCAGTTTCGGAGGCCGGACGATGAGCTACGTGCTGTTCACTCTCGCTGGCGTTGTGATGGGCTTCAACATCGGATTTCGGGCGTGCGCTCGTTGCATCGCACGCTCCATTCTCGATGGGAGCTTCAAAGAGATGCTCCGAGAGATCAGGGAGGAGAACAAGAGATGAACCCACTCCTTGCAGACTACGCCCGCGTCACGAAGCGCCGCCCATGCCCCATCTGTGGCAAGCCGGATTGGTGCTTGCTCGCCCGCGATGGAACGTCCGCGATCTGTGGACGGATCATCTCGTCAGAGATGCGGGGTGACGCTGGGTACCTCCACAAGATCAAGGACAACCCCGATCCGATCCAGGTTCAGCCCCGTGTGTTCCGCCCACCGCCACCCGTCGCGGCGATCGACTTCGAGGCGTTGTGTGCAAACATGATGGGCTCGATCACGGCTGGCGAAGTGTCGAAGCTCGCAGATCAGCTCGGGGTGACAACGACGTCGCTGCGATGGCTTGGAATCGGACGGGACCGACGACACGCGGCGTACTCGTTTCCCATGCGAAACGCCGACAGGGAAGTCATCGGCATCCAGCTCAGGCCCGAGCAGGGGAAGAAGTTCGCCGTCACTGGCTCGAACATGGGCCTGTTCATCCCCAGCCAGCTCGACGGGAGTGGTCCGCTGTTCATCGTCGAAGGGGCCAGCGACACCGCCGCACTTCTCGACATGGGCTTCGATGCGATCGGACGCCCATCGTGCAGCTCGTGTGTGGACATGACGACGGAGTTTGTCGCCAAAGCTCCAAGCCGCGAGTGGGTCATCATCGAAGATCACGACGAACCGAAGACTGCGCCCAACGGTCGGATCTTCTATCCAGGCCAGGAGGGTGCCACCAAACTTGCCGAATCACTCGTGAGGGTGAAGCCCGGCAAGGTCATCGCTCCCATCGGAGCCAAGGACACACGCGAATGGAAACAACGAGGGGCAACCCGCAACACGATCATCTCGGCGGTCAAGAACGCCAGCTACTTCAAGAAGCCGCCACCCGTGGCCGCTGCCTGAACGAGACCACCAGCCCACAACGCTGCGAAGGCTGCCAGGACGAGTTTTGCCCGCGATGCTGGGAGATCCACGTCGTCAACTGCGAGGAGTCCGAGAATGGCTGAGCCCCAGGTCATGACCACCGAGGAGTACCACAAGCTCGTGGGGAAGGCGCGGCGGCGCAGCAAGTTCAACGTCGCCAAGAAGGAAGACCGGACGTGGCGGGGGAAGGTCTACGCGAGCAAGGCGGAGATGCTCTACGCCCAGGCGATCGAAGTTCAGATCAAAGCGGGCGAGATCGTCGAGGTGGTCGAGCAACCCCGCTTGTGGCTCGGAGTTCCCGAGAACGTCTACGTCCCCGACTTCCTGGTCGTCACCACCACCGAAGCGTTCTACGTGGACGTGAAGGGAACCGAGACGGCGGCGTTCAAGAAGAACAAGAGGCTGTGGGCGAAGTACGGCCGTCTCCCACTTCGCATCGTCGCCATCAAAGGCGATCGGTTCCACCTGATCAAAACCATTCACCCCGAGGCATGGAGGCCAGAATGAGCGACCAACCGAACATCATCGCCACGTTCCAACACGCCATGCCCGACGGGCGCCCGTGCCCCGACGTGCTCACCGAGGCCGAGGCGATCAAGTACCTCCGTCTCGACAAGACGGGCATCCGCAATCCGAAGCGGACGCTCCAGCACTACCGAACGCTCGGCAAGCTCAAGGGAGCGAAGATCGGGCGTGCGGTGGTGTACCCGCTGGCGGAGCTGCAGCGTTTCGTCAAGACGAAAATGATGGAGGACGCGGCGTGAGAGACGACGACGCGCCAGCGTGCCCCGACTGCGGAGCACCACTCGTGAAGTGGGCGCGTCCAGCACCCAACCAGGAGGGTTGGAAGTGCATCAACTGTGGCTGCGAGGCGTGCAACAGGTTCGACGGTGAGGGTGTGGTGAAAAAAGACGAAAGGAGCATGACATGGACGAAGTGAAAGCGAGTGTTGGGGAGGTGATGCAGAAACCCCGCCGCACGCGGGGGAAAGGGGGGAGGAGGTGAAAGACCCAATCGTCATCGACCCAGCCGACTTCGACCAGAAGGCCGCATGGAACGAGTGCGCCGATTACGTGGACAAGTGTGGGGGCCTGTCGCACGACGACGGATCCCCGAACTGGCGAGCGGCGTTCGCAGCCGATCCCGGCGTTGTGTCGTGCCCGATGTGCAAAGAGTTCTACTGGATGTGGGGTCGCAAACAGCGGTGCTCCGAATGCGGATTCGAGTACCCCACCGACTGGTGGCCGATGTTCTCGTGGGGTGCGTCCGCGAGCAGGCAGGATCCATCCAAGCGGTATCGGTTCGACGAGCGGATGAAGCATCCGTACTTCGCCTACGGGTTCAACAACCCCCCATCCGGCGATGCGTACGAAGCGGCATTCAAGATCAACTGGCGCGAAGTTCTAGGAGCCACCCAATGACCACCCAACCGACGCCAACTGGCCTCATCACCAAGACATTCCCATCACCCGAGGACGCCGAAGACGCCGGGACATGCTGCAAGGAGTGTGCATATTCACGCGATGGCGACTGGAGAACCCGTGTTCTAACCGGGGACTTATCGGAAGACTCACTCAAGCATCACTGTGAACAGCGCCGCATGGTCGATGTGAAGGACTTTTGGCGTGGCGTCGAGTACGCCTTCGCATTCATTCGAGAGAGACTGACCAAGGAATCCACCCAATGACCATCGCCCACTCCAGCCTTATCGCAGGATCGATCCTGGACGAGCAGATCCAGCTCGAAGAGCGCGCCGTCACCGAAGGCGTGGCACGGTACAACCGACTCGCCAAGGAAGCGGTTCAACGCGGCGACGGGGCATCACTCAAACCAGCCGAGCGGTTGCTCGTGTTCTGGTTCACCGGGCTTGCGGAGGCAATCCGCAAAGACCAGCGACACCTGGGACGCGGCAAGGCTGCGATCGGAGCGGCGGTGTGGGGTCCGTCGTTCCGCCTCATCGACGCCGACCGTCTCGCCTACATCACGCTCCACGAGATGATCGGGGCGTGCATGAAGGACATCGACGGGACACCACGCGCCAAGCTCTCAACAGCGATCGGCCGCGGGGTGCTCGCGGAGATCAACACCGACCTCATGCGGGAGGAGGACGCAAACACGGCACGGCGGCGCCGCGAACGTCTCGCCGCCGGGGAAGACAAGAGGACGGTGTACGAGCAGGAACGGAGTCGGATGGAAGACCTCACCCGTCGGTTCCGGTCGCTCCACCCGGGGCGCGTGAACTGGTGGGCGAAGAAGACGCTCACGCAGCCACAGACGAACAGGAGCGTTCAAGCCCACATCGGCGAGCGGCTCATTTACCACGCGTGCGAAGTGTGCAACGCCTCATTCAAGGACGGCGTGTTCCGCCTGGCGTTCCACCGGACCACGCGGCAAGAGAACGGGAAGACCATCGGGATCGTGAAGCTCGACAGTAACGCGTTCGACATCATCGATCAGGGTCACGACGTCAGGCAGTATCACCGGCCCCGTTATCTCCCGATGCTCGTTCCGCCCTACCCGTGGAGCAAGACGACCGAAGGCGGATACGCCCAGCTCCGCACGCCGTTCATTTCCAAGCCGACGAAGGAACAGAAGAAGGCCATCGAGGACGCGGACCTTGACCGGGTGTACGAGGCCCTGTCGATCATCAGCGGGACGGCGTGGCGCGTCAACCGTCGCATCCTGGGCGTCATGGAGGAAATCTGGAACTCCGGCGGCGGAGAGCTAGGCATTCCCCATCGCAGCAACCTCCCAGACGAACCCAAGCCAGCGGGGTACAACCCCAACGCCGGGAAAAGAGGACGATGGGCGGGTGTCGATCCGAAGGTGAAGCGCTCGTTCAAGCGTGCGTCCGCCGAAGTGAAGAAGGAGAACATCCACCGAGTCTCACTTCGACGTGAGTTTCTCGCCAAGCTCGGCATCGCCCAGGAGTTTCAGCAGCACGAGGCCATCTACTTCCCCCACCAGTTTGATTTCCGGGGGAGGATGTACGCCATCCCGATTCACCTCAACCACCAGGGCGACGACCTCAGCCGCGGACTTCTGGAGTTCTCGGAAGCCAAGACGCCCGGAGAACGCGGAACATTCTGGCTCCGGGTGCACGCGGCCAGCGTGTACGGGATCGACAAATGCAGCTTCGACAAGCGGGTCCAGTGGGTCATGGATCACTGGCAGCTCATCGTGAAGTCGGCCGAAGATCCGCTCAACACCGATTGGTGGCGTCACGCGGACGAGAGCGAACCAGGGAAGTGCGACGGCAAGCCGTGGCAGTTCTTGGCGGCGTGCATCGCGCTCGTGGACCCCGAGGCAGGGGCAAGGCTCCCTGTCCAAGTTGACGGGACATGCAACGGCCTCCAGCATTTCACCGCTCTGGGGCGCGACGAGGTTGCGGCTCCGGCGCTCAACATGATCCCGGCGGACGAACCCAAGAGCGTGTACGTTGAGGTGGCGAAGGTGACCGATCCGCTCGTGCGGTCGGAGGCATCGTCCAACCCGGTCGCGGCGTCCCTCATTGCCCGCGTCGGGAAGATCGACAAGCCGCTTGTCAAGCAGCCGATCATGACGACCTCCTACGGCGTGACCGAGATCGGTGCACGCGAGCAGGTGTCCGTGCAGCTCAAGAAACGCGGATTCGAGGGTGACGACCTGTACAACTCCAGCCGCTACCTCTCGGACGCGGTTCGTCGCAGCATCGGCGACGTATGCAAGAAGGCCGTCGAGATCATGGATTGGATTCAGGAGTGTTGCTCGCTCGTGACCGCCACCGGCGAGCTGTTCCGATGGACCAGCCCCATCGGGTTCCCTGTGGTCCAGCCATACCGAGACCTGAAACCGTTCGAAGTCAAGACGGTGCTCGGTTCAGTGTGGATCGTTTCGTCAGACGAAACGGCCCCTGTCCACCCCCGCGAGCAGGTGAACGGGTCAGCCCCCAATGTGATCCACTCCTACGACGCGGCCCACCTGATGTATACAGCGATTATCTGCGAAACCAACGGCATCACCCGGGCCACCATTGCGGCGGTTCACGACGCCTACTGGTCGCACGCGGCGACGATGGACTTCGTGCATGACGTCGCCATCCCAGATGCGTTCGTCAGCATCCACACGTCTCACCAGCTCGAAAACCTGTTGAATCAATGGCAGCAGATGTACCCATCGATCACGTTCCCCGATCCCCCAGCCAAGGGAACCTACGACATCGACGACTTCTACAGAGCCCCGTACTCGTTCCACTGAGTCACGCCTCATAACCACTCACATACATCTAAGTTAGCACCAACGAGCATTCGTCCGTCAGTGATGCAGGAGCGGCGACGATACGTGTTTGTACTGTTCTCGACGGCACACGTTCCGGCGAGCACTTCCCGATTCGAGCGTGCAAAGCGATCGCTGATCCTCAAACTCATTGCTCTGTGCTCGCGTTCTCCACTGGTACACGTGGCCGTCATGACTGGCGACCTCGTGCTTAACCCGTCTCTGACGGGGAATCGGTTCTACCGATCCGCCGACTTCTTCCGTTCCTGTCCCGTCGCTTGGGTGGTCGAAGTGTCCACAAAATACAGTCCGGACATGTTGATCCACTTTGAAGACCCACCCAAGCCCAAATCACTGATAAACCCCCTCTTGAACTGGGTGGCTTGTGGCTTTTACGCGAAACATACCCGTGACTGCGTAACCACGGTCGCCACGGTCCTGCGTTCTGCCGGGGTGGTGGTACCAAGACGTATCACCACCCCGGCCGGGCTGTTCGACTGGCTCCGATCAGAAGGACACACGCTCTATGAGCACGGACCCAAGCAAGGGGCTGGCGGACCTGATCAAGCCTCAGCACCGGAGCCTGATCGAGATTCTCGACCAGTGCATTCCGCCCGTCGTCATCCGCGCTCCAGGCGACGTCGCCAACCGTGACCAGCTCATGTATGACGCTGGCCGGCGGAGCGTCGTGGATGATCTTCTCTCCATTCTCCAGAAAATCACCACCGAGGACTGATGGACAAATCCACCATCTGCAAGCAGTTCGCCGCGGATCACGCGGAGCGGATGGTGGTTCTGGAACAGGCTCGTGAGTGCTCTCGACTCACCGACCCCACCATCCTCCCGTTCACAGATCAGCGGCCGAAGACGGACCCGAATGGTCGCGTTCTCCCCCAGAACTATCAATCGCTGGGCTCCGAGGGCGTCGTCAACATCGAGGGCAAGCTCCTCACGTCGCTGTTCCCGGTCGGCATCCCGTGGATCAAGTCGGAACTCGATCCGAAGTTCCTCAACGATCCAAGCATCCCCGACATCTCGAAGGAAGCCATCCTTCACGACCTCATGGTCCAAGACCTGATCACCCTCTCCGCACTGGAGACGGCCGGACTCGGGGTTGGGCAGGGACAGACCAACAGGTTTCGCCCCCACAAGCGGAAGGTGCTGGGTCGGCTGATCGTCACCGGCGACACGCTTGAACACCTGGACGACAAGTACCGTCTGCGGAGCTTCCGCAACGACAAGTACGTCACGCGGCGCGACTCGCGGGGCGACGTGCTGTACCACATCACCGAGGAGGAGATTGATCCTCTCTCGCTGACCGATGAGCAGATCGCAACAGCCGATCTCAAGAATAACGACCTCAAAGCGATGCGGGTTGCACAGCGCATGAAGCCGCTGTACACCAACATCGAATGGCAGCCGTGGACCAAAACGTGGGTCATCGAGCAAGAGATCAACAACCACGTGATCAACCGATCAGAAGAGACGGTTTCGCCGTACTTCTCGACGACTTTCAAGCTGGTTGAGGGCGAGCACTACGGGCGCGGCCTTGTGTATCTCCACATGGGCGACCTGTTCTCGTTCGACGAGGGCTCGCTCCGCTTCCTGAACTTCATGGAGCTGTGCTCGAAGGTCTTGACGGTCGTTGATACTGGCTCCCAGATCCGCGACCGAGACTTCCTCAAGCCGAGCGGCTCGATCATCAAGGGTCGTGTCGTTGGCGGCGTCGTCCAAGACGCGGCCATCTTCAAAGCCGACAAGCTCGCCGACTTCAAGGTTTGTGCCGAGGTGATGCAGCAGATCGCCATGCGGCTCGCCAAGGTCTTCCTGAGTGCGTCGAACTCCGTCCGCGACTCCGAACGAACCACGGCCTTCGAGGTGGCACGGGCCACCATCGCGGAGCTGGAAGGGGCTCTCGGTGGCGTGTACGCACCCATCGAGGACGCTCAGCAAACCCGGTTGATCGACCGAACGGTTTGGCAGCTTCGTCGTGACAAGCAGCTCCCGACACTGGACGAGAAGCTCAAGAGCAAGATCAAGGTCAACACCCTTACCGGGCTCGCCGCGCTCGCTGATCTCCGCCGTGCCGAGGATCTCAAGTCTCTTGTGGTGGACGCTCAGACGCTCGGAGACGCCGGTATCTCAACTGTCAACATCCCTGTGGCGCTCCGTGCCATCGCACGCTATCGCCGCATCAACGAACCCGGTCTGATCAAGACCGACGAACAGATCACCCAAGAGCGTCAGGATGCCCTGAAGCTCGCAACGCAGGCCGAGGCTGCCAACAAAGCCATCGACGTTGGAGGCAACGTCGCCCAGGCTCAACTGACGCCCGGATAAGGACACAACATGGCCGATGCTCTGACCTTGACGCCGACTCCGGCGTCACCGGCTCCCGCTGCGCCGACGCCGACTCCAGCTCCCGCCGGAGCTGGAACGCCGACGCCGACGCCGCCGACCCCAACTCCAACACCGACCCCAACGCCGACGCCAACTCCGGCGCCTGCCCCGGCTGCCAAGCCGGACGCATCGCCGGAGCCCGATCCGTTGTCGTTGCAACCGTCGAAACCGGCGGCTGGCGGCGAACAGGACTTCTCGCTCGACGCTGCCATCGAGAAGTCTGGGCTCGATCCCAAGATGATCGCCAAGGAGTACAAGGAGACGGGTTCCGTCAGCGACGAAACCGTCCGCCTTCTCCGTGCTTCCGA